AAAACATAGCCAAAGGGAGGATGTCCGGAGCATATTGGTCTAACAAGGTTAAATGGTAGAAAGATGTTAGGAGCGAACAATGACTGAAGAACAAAGGGCTGAATATCAAGCCAAGGCTTTAGAAGCAATCAAAACATTGAGGGGCAGGTTCCCTCATTTGTAACACACACCGTTTAATTACGGTGTAACCTGTTTAGGATAAATATTATTCTTAACAACAACATACCTCAAGGAGGGCACGCTACATGAGCGAACAAGAAATCATGGCAACTGAAACAGAACAAACAGTAACTGATACTGAAAATCAGGCAACATCAAACGCTAAAACTTATACTGAAGAAGAGTTTAACAATCATATGGCAGGCTTGAAGTCAAGTCTAACCAAAAAGTTTGAAAAACAATTTGCAGAGTTAGGTGATATTGAAGAATTAAAACAACTCAAAGTCAAAGCTGAAAGAGCAAAAGAAGCTGAGGCAATCCGTAAAGGAGAGTTTGAAAAGATTCTGACAGAAAAGGCGGACAAATGGAATAGTGAAATCCAAAAAAGAGACACCGTTATTAAGGAATATAAGATTAATACTCCACTGCTTAATGAAGCGGCCAAGTTGAAATCAGTTAATCCAGAACAGGTTAAAAGTTTATTGAGTAATCAAGTAAGACTAAACGACAACGGTGATGTAGAAGTAATTGATGGTTCAGGGTCAGTGAAATACAATGATGATGGTAAGCCAGTATCAGTAGAACAGTTAGTTGACGGTTTTCTTAAAGAGAATCCACACTTTGTTCAGGCTACACCAGCAACAACTAATACTAAATCAAGTGTTAGTGGCACTGCTCAAAATCAAAACTTCGACCTCGAAAAAATGGACATGAACAATCCAGAACATAGAAAACTATATGCAGAAGCTAGAAAAAAAGGCTTACTGTAAACTTAATTTAATTTTAGGAGTCATACAAAATGGCAAATGAATATCTATCAGGACATACACTTGACGGATTAGTAGTCCCTACTAAAGCGGCTACAATTTACACTGCACAAGAACAATCATTGTTCTTAGGTGGTAATCTTATCCCAATGGTAAATGTTCCAGCAGGTTCACAATCTGCACAAGTCCCAGTATTGGGCGAAGTAACAGCAACAACTTACACATCTGATCCTTCAGCTGACTTAACAGCACAAGACATCACTAACACTGTTGCAACAATTGGTGTTGATGTATATGCGGCTCGTTCAGTAATTCGTGATCTAGGTGGAATTGATGCAAATGAACTAGGTCGTGTTTTAGGTAACTCAATAGCTAAAGCATACGACACAGCAGTGTTAACAGCTCTAGCAACAAGTTTAACAGCTTCAACAACAGATTCAGCTCCAGTGACAGCTAACTCAATCTTTGATGCTGTAGCACAAATTCGTGGTGCTGGTGAAATGGGACAATTAGTAGGTATCCTATCAACAGCTCAAGCGGCAGAACTAATGAAAGACTTATTTGAAGGTGCTAACTTTGCTGGTGGTGAATTCCAAACTGAAGCTTTAAGAAATGGTTATGTAGGCACATACGCTGGTGTTCAAATGTATCAATCAGCTCTAGTTCCTGCGGCACATTCAGGCTTTATCTTTGGTCAAGACGCGGCTAGACTTGCTATGCAAAAAAATGTTGATATTGAAGTTGCTCGTAGAGCGGCGGCAGTAGGTAACGATGTTGTTGCATCATTGCATGCTGGTGTTGGTGTTGTTGATCCTACTCGTGGTGTTCAATTAATCGACGTAGCATAAGAGGGTATTGATTATGGCTTTCATTACATCAGGAACAACGGTTTTATCATTCGCAACATATGATGATGTGGTTGATAGAGACCAGCGTGTGTTTGAGGCAAATGAAGGCTTGACTGTGGATGTTGTGGAAGATCTATTAATTAGATCAACAGAACGCATCCTCTCCCAACTACGCTCAACAGATTGGTGGAGAAGTTATTACTTGAAACAGAGTAGTGCTTCAATTCAATCTGTAGCAGACATTCCAGAACTAGATGCGGCAAAGATATTGAGTAGACAGAATGATTTCACAGACTTATGTGTATTTCATTCATTCTATTACTATATCATGCCTAAGATAGCAGACTTTAGTGATGAGAACAATGCAGAGCGTCAAAAGATTGGCCATTACCAAGCAAAATATAATGAACTGTTAGGTGAATTATTGACTGCTGGTGATTGGTATGACTATGATGGTGATGCTACTGTAGAATCTGCAGAAAAAGCACCAAGCGTAGTTAATCTAAGGAGAGTGCGATGAGAGACACTATCTTAACTTACTTAAAAGCAAATACTGTAACAGGTTTTGGCATAAGTGAGGAGTTACCTTGGGACGCAACGGATAATCCATTGTATCTTAAGAATATGAAAAAGATATATGTCAATCAGCCACAAACAGCCCAAGACCCTTTGATTGACACATTAGATGGAGGTGGTGTAGTTGATGAAACTACTACTGTAACTGTCTATGTGGCAACAGACGCAAAAAACTTACCAACAAGCTATGACACTATGGTATCAACTGTAAAACAGACTAGGTTGCAAGACCTTACACAAGGATGGCGTCAGCGTCAGACTGATGTAGAAACAAGTTTTGAAGGCGATACTATGGTAACAGAGTTTACTTTTAACTTTTCGAAGTTAATTATTAATTAGGAGCAACAACAATGGCAGAATATATCTATCCAGCACCAGGTGTGACAGGCGTAGAAGCTACACTAACTCTTGAAATTGATGCAGACGACACAAACGATACAATGGTTGTGCCAAGTCTTCAAGATATGACAGTGAATGCTTCAAACGACGTGTTTACTTGGACACAGTTGGATGAAACAGCTAAGAAAAATGTTGCTACAACATCAACTAACAGTATCTCAATGAACTTAGTGCTTGACCAAACAACATTCTTTGGTGATGGCACAAGTGCCGCAGGCACAGCTTCATTAGAAGGTATCTTTGGTATGAGTAATGAAAAAAGCCTAGTCGAATTTAGTCTTTTCTTAGGAAAAGAAAGTGACGACGGCGCAGGTAAAACTATTTCAGGAAAAGGTTATATTACAGGTCTAGCACCTACAGTATCAGCTGATTCTCCTGTTTGGGTTTCACCAATTACAATTACTGTTGACGGTGAATATACCGTAGCCTAGTAGATGTAGTAGTAATAGTATAAAGGATAATAAGGGCAGTAGTTTATGCCCTTTTATCTCAACATAAATACAGATAAGAAGGAACAAGATTAATGGAAGTTTTACAGAATAAAACAGACCAAGAATTACTACAGAGTATGTTAGCTGAAACAGCTAAAGCTCTAAACGAAGTTAACTGTGCTCGTAAAGACTTAGACAAAGCACGCAATAGATTAACTTTCCAAATAGCAGTAATTAACGAAATGATTAACAGAGAGGACGATTAAATGAAACTATCACAATTAGCAACAAAACCCCAATTAGTAGAAATACTCATAGATGACGCATCCATAACAAAGAAATATGGAGAAAGCCTAACCTTCTATATATGGGACAGACAAGATATTGAAACTTTTGCCAAAATGGCGGCAATTGATCCCAACGACTTTGCATCAGCAAGCGGAATAGTAAAAGACCTAATCTTAGATGAAAAAGGCAAACCAATATGCCAAGGTGAAAACATTTTACCAACTGACATTATGATGAAAGCAGTAAGTCAGGTGGTGGAAGAGTTGGGAAAGCTAGTGAATACCGTATCAGAGACAGAGACCCAGTCCTAAATGTTTTTGTAACAATTGATTGGGTAGCAAGAAGATACGGAGTGTTACCCAGTGATTTAATTAAACGTGGCAACAACATTGATGTGTTAATCGCTGACATAGGACAAAGTTGGGAAAATTGGCAACAAGAAAAACAAAATGCCAAAAGTAAAGGTATGCCACCACCTGCACCCAAGCTAAGTGAAGCTGAAATGATGCAGATGGTAGAAAATGTTAACAGGATGAAACACAATAAATGATCAAAGCCAATGTAACACTTATTAGTGACAAGATAACACCCGACACCAAACAGAGGGCTCACAAGTTATCTAAGGTTGCCAAAGACGCACATAAGAAATGGGTAAGTGTTACCCCTAAAAAAACAGGTAATGCCCGTAATAAAACTAGGTTTGTGGGTGGCGATACAATCAACGCTGACTACCGTTATGCCAAGCAATTGGACAAAGGTAGATCAAAGCAAGCACCAGACGGAATGCTTAAACCAACTGTAAAATATCTCGAATCAGAGTTGGATAAAATTTTTAGGAAAATATAATGGCTGATCTAAATTATAAAGTCAAGGTTGATACCAAACAGGCCCAAGACAACCTAAGGGGATTGAAGTCACGCATAGGCGGGTTAGGCACTGCCTTCAAAGCTCTTGCTGTAGCATTAGTGTCAAGAGAACTAGTAAACACTATTAGGACATTCCAAGACCTAAGACAAACTTTAGTTACCATTGAAGGTGATGCTACTAAAGCGGCCAACAGTTTTAATCTAATTAAAGAATTTACCAAACAAACAACATTCCAATTAGACGAAGTTACCAAAGCATTCATAACATTTAAGAACGCTGGCCTACAACCAACTGAAGGCTTTATGAAGAACATTGGTAACATTGCCGCAGGTATGGGCAAGCGTTTTGATGATGTTGCCCAAGCAGTATTCAATGCCACAACTGGCGAATTTGAAATGCTTAAACAGTTGGGTATCAAAGTTAAAACAGAAGGTGACAAACTAACTGTTAACTTTAGAGGCACTGCCAAGACTATTGAAAATGATGGTCGTTCTATAATTCAATTCTTAAATGAAGTTGGTAAAGTTCAATTTGCAGGTTCTATTGAAAGACAGAGTAAAACACTGTCGGGTGCTTTATCAAACTTACAAGATAATTTTGCTCTAGCACTTAATGAAGTTGGTGAAGGTGGACTAACCTCAGCATTGACAGAGGTTGCTAGGTCAATGGGGTCTGTGGTTGGTGAATCACAGAGTATGGCAAGAACAATTGGTAGTGGTCTAGGCGAGGCAGTTAAATTTACAGCAGAGAACTTCAAACTATTAGCAATAGCATTTGGCGTGTTTGTAGCACAGGCCGCAGTGGCTAGAATAGCCGCAATGGTTACTGTCTTTATAGGTATGGCCAAAGCTATTAGAACAGCAGTATTAGCTACTGTAGCATTGAATGCCGCACTAGGTAAGAACTTAGTCTACAAACTAGCACAAGGACTTCTTTTCTTAGCAGGAGCAACAGCAACATACTTTGGTTTAACTAATGAAGCAACAGCAGAAACTAGTAAAGAACTCAAGGACATGGAAGAGAGCCTCAAGAATATCAATGAGGCAACCAAGAATACAGGTGATGGTGACTTCTTAGGCAGTCTCAAAGACGGTATTGAAATGAGCAAAGGCAGTGACAAAGCCGCTGATGCTATAACAAGAAATAAAGTATCACTTGATAAACTAGTAAATTCATACAGAACTTTCAACAAAGACACACTGGAATCATTAAAACGTAACAAAGAAATGTTAGGTATGAATGAAGAGCAAGTGGTAATTCAACAGGCTCTAAATGCACACACTGATAGATATGCTAGTGAACTTGGTAGAATCAATAATGCTCGTCGTGACGCTCGTGCTTTAGAAGCAGGTCCAGAACAAATACAAAAATTAAAAGACCTAGCTAAAGCTGAAAACGAATTAACCAAAGAATATCAGAAACAAATACCTGAAATAGAACGCGGAGCTAAAGAACATTATAAACAAATACAAGCTATTCGTTTTTCAAACTTTGTGGTTGATGAACAAAACAAAAAATTAACCAAAGTTAGACAGATACAAGATGATACACGTCGTCTAACTATGACTTCATTAGAAAAGAAATATGATGACCTAGCTATATCAGCAAGAGAAAGTGCTGAAGCACAGATTACAGAATGGGCTAAAGCACAAAACATGATGCGTAGTGAAGTTGACCCTACTGTGGTTAAACGCTTTTATGATGAATCATTCAAAGGTATTAGTAAACTTAGAACAGAAACAAAAAGAAATTTTGATCAACAAAGAACTTGGTCATCAGGATGGAAAAGAGCATTCAATGAATATATAGAAGCGGCAGAAAATGCTTCAGCAAAAGCAGAACGCTTCTTTACTAAAGCTGTTGGCGGTATGGAAGATATCATTGTAAACTTTGTTAAAACTGGTAAGTTCCAATGGCGTGACTTTGTTAATTCAATGTTAGAAGAACTATTGAGATCAA